TTTTTGCGTTAGCATCTACCGCTATAAGGTCAGTCCAAAAAGGATATATGGTGTAATAACTTGTTGTTTGACCTAACGGATCAGGGGTATAGTCATTGCAACCACTCCCACTTGAGCCAAAGTGTAAACAACCATTCGTTGCCATTCTTGCTGTAGAGAAAGTCTGCTCATAAAAAGTAAAATCAAAACCTAAATTAAAAGCAGAGGATATGGAATCGTCTCCTGAAGTTAACCATGTGACGCCTGTTTGATTTGTTAAATCAACAAGAGATTGATCTGATTCATAAATATATTGTGAGAATAGGTTGCAACAAAAAAGGGCTATTCCCCATAAAACTCTTTTTCGCATTGTTTATTCGTTTTAGTTTTGCGTGTGTAAAGAACTTTTACCGCTCCTACAACATCTCTATTAATTTTATCTCTTTTTGGATTAGGTTCGTTTGTACACTCTTTTATAAATTCTTGTAAAGCATCATCTTTATCTGGTCTTTTATTTGGATTTTCGTCCCAAGCTTTTTTAGCATCATCTCCAATACGGCCATTATACGGACAAGGAGTTCCAGCCATATTCATAGCTTTAAATACTCTTTCGTCTTGGCAAAGCAACGCAACAGAAGCTACTTTCATACCCATATCGTATAGATATTTAGATAACTTCAGTCTTTCGCAGTTTTGATCAACAATAGTTTTACCTCCTGAAAAACCAAATACTTGGCCTTGAAAAGCTCCAGATACTCCAGTCGTACATAAATCCTGAGAGTAAGACATAATACTTGGAGCTATAGCACTTGCTGGAGGAGCTTCAGTTTTTACATTTTGATTAATCGTTTGTTCGGACTTCGATTCATTAATATTTCTATTGGTATTGTCAGAAGTAGAAGTGCTGACATTATTGTTAAAGTTATTGTTAGTATTGTCAGTCGTAACATTTGACTCAGAAGTTGATTGATTGATATTAGTATTTTCTGAAACATTTATATTTGTATTGGTTGAAGTGTTGGTTATAGTTTGGTTAACCGTAGAATCTTGCGTTACGGTTGAATTATTAGTATTTATATTTGTATTATTATTTGTATTGGTCGAAATCGAAGTATTAACATTATTATTGTTGTTAGTATTCGTTGAAGTTGAAGTGTTCGTATTAGTATTGGTATTACTATTGGTATTGTTGGTGGTAGTCGTATTGGTAGTATTTACGCTATTTGCTTCGCAATACTGGCTTCCAGCAGTACATTCTCCTGTTTGTTGGGCAAAAGAATACATAGGCAAAATTACCAATAAAGCTAGTATTCTAAAGGATTGCAACATGCTAAGAGTGTAGCATGTTTAAAGCTAAAATTTTGTTACTTTTTAATTAAAGACTTAGCTTTTTCTATCCACTCAGGCTTCCATCTCTGGATTAATATGCCTGCGGCTAGTATTCCTAATAATATAATTAACCATTCCATAGTCATTAGTATACCTTATTTTATAACTACGCTACTAGCTATTATAATTCTATCTTCTTTTGACAATCCCTTTTCAGGCATGTGGTAGATTCTTGAATCCCAAACATACCACTTATTTATTTCAGGTTTTATTTTAAAGCTACCAAAATCTGTTCCTAAATCTGTTGGCGTTATATACATCAAAGAAGTTAAATGTGTAGCAAAATGTACATCAATATGATTATGCATTTTAGCTTGAGTATTTTGGTTTTTAGGAGTGTACATGCTCCAAGACAATATACCTGAATATTCAAAATCTCTATTTAGATAGGTTTTATATAAAAGATATAAAGATTCAGATATTTCTTTAAAATTTTTATGAAGGCTATCATCACTTTGTATCTCAGGATGCGAACACCCTTTACCCTGATATTCGCAACACTTTGTTTCTAAGGCGTAATTTTTTAGTTTTTCTTTAAATGTATTGTCATTTATTTTGCTGATGATAGGACAATCATAAACCTCATACATTATTCTTAAACCAAGATGGCAGACCAATCATAGGTCTTTTATCAAATTTATTTTCTTTGGCGTTTTTGCTGGTAGCATCATTATAGTGTAAAAATACTTGGCCGCAGTTCTCGCCTTCAAAAGCATCTCTCCAATGTTCTAGTTCACACCCTCTATACATCAACATATCTCCAGGCTCTAATTTTATTTCTTTACCTTTTGAATCGCTTGGCTCATAACCGCCTTCTTTAATAACTACGCCTTTTGAAGAATCAGGCTCTAAAAATATTGACCAATCATCTCCGCCTAAGTTTAAAGTAGTGGATATTTCGCAAGAAAATCTATCTTTATGTCTTTTTAAAATATCACCCTTTTTATATATCCTTGCATACGAGTAGGTTTCAATTAATTTAACACCTGACTTTTCTTCCATTATTGGTTTTACTCTTTGCAATAATGTTTCCATAACAATATCACCATAATGTGAATAAGTTTCAGGTATTTGTTGATCATTCCAAACACCAAAATAATCTGTGTATGGGGATATAAACTTACTATCAAATAAGTGTCTTGCTACTGCTCGTTTATTTAAAAAATATTGGTAACAAAAATCTGCTAATTCTGTTGATATAGCACCTTTAATAACTTGGTATTTATTTTTCTTAAAACTCATCTAAATGGATATCCTAAATTCCAACACACTAAGGAGTGTCGTGTTCCTTTAGTTACTGGTGTAACTCTATGCCAAACAAAAGATGGGAATACTATTACGCTTCCTTTCTTTCTAATTTCTTCGCATATTCTTGGTTGCGAGCCTTCGTCTGTATTTCTAAAATCAAATTCTAAATCACCGCCTTCGTATTCTTCAGGATCGGTTAAAGATATAGTCATACTAAGTTTTCTTAACTTACCATGTGTGTTTGGATTATCGGGATGGTTATATGGTTCTTCGTATGAATCGCAATGCCAATCATAATATTGACCAACTTTATATTCAGTAAACTGGCAAGCCTCAGACCAATCCCATTCAAAATTCCAACCAGCGTTATAATTTGCAGCGTTTAAATATGGATGTATTTCTTTGTATATCCATCTATCAGACATCCATACAATATCTGACTTTCTTTTCTTTTGAATATTTTTTAGTTCTTCTTCGGTAAGTTCTGATAGTTTTTTGTCGTTACCACTACCAGTAATAGCTATTTGTTTAGTCTGCTCTTGACCATAACGAACAATATCGTCACATATCCTTTCAGGAATTGCTGACTGAAAATACCAATAATACCATTTAAGATTCATCTTCTCTCTCGAAGATAAGTATAGTTTAAAATTTTAAGAAAAGGTAGGTTGTTTTTAATACCAGTTATTAGCTTTTTTCTGAATAAACTGAGTCCGTAAATCCCAAACGCTTGAAGCTACAAAAGTTCCTTTAGGATCTTTGACAATAACAATACCGCTACCGCCATTACCTGCAAAAAGAGCTGCTGGTTCAGGGTTAATACTCATACCTCCGCCTCCTCCACCAAGATTTGCAGTTCCATTTCTAGTTGGATATGTTGGACTAGATGTGCTAGCACCGCCAGTACCTCCGCCACCTGCACCGCCTGAAGTTGCAGCAGCATCTCCGCCTCCACCGCCTCCGCCAGCGTAAGTTACATCTGAGCCTGATATGGTTGATGGAGAGCCATCGCCTCCTGGTGCACCAACATTAAAAGGTCCTGGATTACCAGCTTGTGAAGCACCTCCTCCACCGCCAGCACCAAATGCAGAGCCATCATTTAATTTACCTCCACCTGGATTTCCTTGAGAGGGGCTTGCTGGTGGTGTATTACCTGCTCCGCCTACTGGTTGGGTAGGACCAAAGCCTGCTCCTCCGCCTGATCCACCATCTCCTCCCACTTGTTCAGCAGGGAAAGCTGGTCCTGAACCACCTCCACCGCCACCGCCAGCAGAAGTTATTGAAGAAAATACAGATGGACTTCCAGCAGAGCCTCTGCCACCACCATTTCCAGGCTCCATTGGTGCACCAGCAGCTCCGCCACCAACTGTTATAGGGTATGCTGTAGATGAGCTTACAGGAAAACTTGATCCTGTTCTAAAACCACCTGCTCCTCCACCACCAGTATTGCCAGCACCGCCCCCAGCAACTACCAAATAATCTACAGTAGTTGTAAGAGGTGATGAGGTGAAAGTGCCACTTGAATTAAAAGTATTAACCTTATCCGTTAAAGTAACTGTTTGTACTGCTCCAATTAATCTAGGCATTAGTCCAGTTGCCTCCTTTAACAGCAGTATATACTGCATCCATACTCCACATTCCTGAAGTATTTTCTAAAAAAGTAACTTCAGGCTCTTTGACGATAACGACACCTGATCCGCCTGCTCTGCCTGGAGATACAACAAAGGTTGCTGCACCACCGCCTCCTCCACCGCCAGTATTCGCTGTTCCTTCAGTAGAGTTTTTTAATCCTGGTCCCGGAACTAATGGGGGTGCTGGTGTTGGGGATGTTGGCCAAATACCTCCTGTTCCTCCTCCGCCAGTACCGCCAATTCCTGGAGGTGTAAGAGATTGAGTAGTGTCCCAACGACCTCCGCCTCCTCCGCCACCTGCTCGGTAAACAGGAGAACCAGTAATAGAAGAAGCCACGCCAACCCCGCCATCTCCTGAAGCAGCGGGAGTGGGTGGTGCCCAAGGAGTGCTATTTCCACCAGCAGCACCTGCTCCGCCTCCGCCTGAAGCCGAGTTATCGTCTCCTGCCATTTGACCACCAGGATATCCTTCGTTAGCCGTCCCTGGTCTTGCTGATGCTTCTCCTGGTCCTGGAATCGTACCAAATCTACCAGTTCCTGCTCCTGAACCACCTGCTCCGTTTTGGGTAGGGCTAACAGATACTCCACCATTAATTTGTCCAGCACCACCGCCTACGGTAGTAACAGGGGTAGGAGTACCTAAAGTTGAAGCTGATCCGTTAAATCCTGCAATAAGAGGAGTACCACCAGGAGGTCCTCCAGTGCCAGGAGAGGCTGCTCCGCCTGCTCCTACGGTTACTGGATAAGGGCTACCACCTGAAACTGGGGTTGTTGATTCTGCGGATGCTCCTCCGCCTGAACTTTCACCAGGAACTGACGATCTATAACCGCCAGCACCTCCGCCTCCGCCCATAGAGCCACCTCCGCCTCCGCCTCCTGCGACAACAACATATTGAAGTTCGGTAGTTCTAGGTTGAGTGGTTAAAGTTCCGCTTGAATTAAATGTGGTAACTTGGGCTGCTTGAGTGCCTTGAGTTGGTTCGTTGTCTACACCTATAATTCCGCCATTAAGACCTGCCATAGTTAGACCTCATTCCAAGCTAAAGCAATAGCA